CTGCAACTATATCAAATCCGTAAATAGGTGCTGCGTCATATACATGAGGAAATATACACAAGTGCATCATGTATAGTTTTTTGTTTTCAGACACATCAATAATGTCTAAGTTAGCTCTGCGAACCCAAGCACTGGCGTAGTTTTTTGTATACCACTCTGATTGCGTTTCAGATTGAATTGGAAAAGCCTGCGCACTAAGAATTTTTTCCAATTCTTGTGCGTGGGCTTTTAATTTATTGAATATTGTGCTCATTAGCTAGTTCATCAAACAATTCAATAATAAAATCAAAACATATATTAGCTTCTGTGCTCATATCGTCTGTTAATTTAGTTCGTAAAGTTTTAATCAATTCGCTACGGTTTTCAAAATCATACATTAAACCTTGTCCAGGCACTAATTGTTTAATCATCTGCCCGCCATACATATCACCCATATGGCGAACATATACGTGCGCTAACAATTGTTGGTCATTGAGATTGCTCAAGTGATCTAAATACCCAACAGTACTTGGAAATACTTCTGGTACTACGGGTTCTTGTTTACGTAGATACTGTAAATCTTGTAAAATAGCATCACTGCGTTCTAATCCTGGTAAATCATCTAATAAACCACGTTCTTTGCACATAGCTTCTAGTTTATAATAAACAGGTAATTGATTATAAAGATAATCACAGTATTGTGATATAGTAATCTTTTTTGCTAACAAAACTTTTGTAAAAGGATGATTTTCAGCATTTATGTGCGCTTGATTAGTTAATTCTTTTAAAGTCATTAAGTAGGATCCACCATATTAATATTAAAGCTTACCATAATACGATTATCAGTTGATTTATTAATTTCAGTCATATGTGGTAGCCAGGAAGGAAAGATTACCATTTGTCCTGCTTCTACCTCATGTGTATGTATAGTAGGTATTGTAGGAAAATCTAAGTAATGTCTAATAAACATAGTTTTAGCCACGGCAGAAGGATCTTTAAAAATAAGATTTCCTGCATTTTCAGGAACATTAGCATAATACACTCCACTTAACATAGAGTTTGAATGAATATGTTCTGGTACATAAGTGCCTGGTGGATATATTGTTACCCAACTATTAATAAAAGATGTTAAACTTCCAGTGTTATTCACACTGGAAATCATATTGTTGGCAAAATCATGTAAAAAAGCCATAACCTCACTCCAGTCAGGGTTATCTATTAGAGACCCTGACTGAAAAGAAGTAACACCATAACGTTCAAAGTCTTCTTGTGAAGAAGACTTTTTTCCGTAATTCCAACCTTCAGATACTAGTCCTGCATTAATAGCAGTAGACCTGAATTTTAAAGCTAATTTACAAATTTTTTCACGAATATCAGTATTATCACTGTGCCCTACAAGTAAAGGTGTTTGAAAAATACTGCGTACAAAGTTAGTCATAGTTTATGTTTTTGTTGGTTCTGTAGGCCATACTACATCATCGGCTTTTTGTGCTGTAGGATAGGTTGTTGTTAAATCTCGTAAAGCTTGACGATACGTGGACCATTCTGCTCGTTTTTGTTCACTTAATGGGCTATCTACCGCCTGAGTCCAATCACATGCTGCAAGTAAATGACTACGACGAGCTCGAATAAACTTGTCAGTTAATTCGTTTTGTGTAAATTCACGAACAATTGCACAATTACGAACAATTCCGTCAACATCCATAAAATATTCGGTAGAGACTACTACTGAATTATCAGGAGTTTTAGAAAATTCGAATTTTGCATAGTTAAATCTGATTAATACATCGTCATCTATACAACCAACCTCAAGCACTTGCTTGAGGTTGTCTCCAGACATTGGATGATTTACGGGTTGTTTATTTGAATCAAGTTTTATATAAAACATTTATTTTCCTTATTAAGCTGGACCAGCAGCTGGGACATCACCGACATTAGTAGAAGGCCACGAGCGTCCATTTCCCCAAATAATACGTAAAGCGCCAGCACCACCATCTCCAGAAGCATTTGGCCAACTAGTACCAGGACCACCACCACCACCACCATAAGTACCGCCTAGAATATTTGAGGAACTTTGGCCAGTACCACTAAACGGATTTTCGCCGTAATAGCCGTTACTTCCGCCATGAGCACCTGAACCGCCACTGCCATCACTGCTACTATTAGTATAGCCTTGGAAGGGGTTATAAAACGGATTGCCTGATGCAGGATATCCAGTAGGGCCATAAATTCCAACACCACCGCCTGCTCCAGTTCCATAAGTAGAACTATAGTAAGCGCCGCCGCCGCCACCGTTGAGTGATGAATTCCAGGTTTCTCGTGTGTTATAGCCTCGAGCAGTATAACCACCAGCACCGCCGCCGCCTTGATAACTAGTGCCTTGGCCACCAGCACCGCCACCATCACCTACATATCCGCCACCATAACCATTAGCATTAGGTCCGTTGGTATTAGCTCCTGACACATTGCCTCCACCATATCCTGCAACAGTTGCTAAAGTGTTAAAATACGAATTCCCGCCTAACAATGAGGGGGACGCAGTAGTAGTTGTACTAGTGCCACCAGCACCTACTACTACAGTATAGCTTTGACCAGGTATAACTGTAATATTATTTTTCCAGCCTAAGCCTCCGCCACTACCAGCTGGGTTAGACCAATTGTCTTGACCCGCTCCACCACCACCAATTGCAAGAACTGATACCTGAGTTACTGCTGACGGTGCTGTCCAAGTATAAGTGCCAGGGGTAGTATAAGTAGTTTGTCCTTGTACATTACCTAAATATAGTGTCCAAGTATACGTTTTATTAACTATGTAACCACTACTACTTGTAGCTGTAATAGTAAAAATATATGTAGTAAAAACACCTGTAGGGCTTGCAGGACTAGTACCTGTTAATGCGCCTGTTGTATTATTAAGGGTTAACCAACTAGGTAATGCACCACTACTAACTGTAAAAGCTATAGTACCACTGGCAACTTGGGCTTGAGTTTGTGTATAGGTAACTGCAGTACTTGGAGCAACTGAACCAGGGAATGGTGTAGTAGGAAATACGGGTATTGTAGTAGCGCTAACTATTGTTATAGTTTTGGTTAATGTTGCTCCCGAACCTAAGGCCGCCTGAATAGTTACTGTATAAGTACCCGCAGATAAATTACTAGTAGTAGTTAAAGTGCCTGTTGATGAATTGAGTGCAAAGTTACTTGCAGGACTGCCAGCTAAACTCCAAACAGTTGCTGCACCATAATTTTGGTTTGAGAATATGGTAAATGTAATAGGTGTTAAAGTAGAACCAGTTTGATTATAAATAGTACCGCTAGGTCCTGCAATAGTATTAGTACTATTAGTTATAGCATTAGTTACATAAGTTACTACAGCACTCTGAGTAGGCACCTTAGTAGGGCTATTTTGTGATAAACTACCATCAGTACTAAACTCATCAATTTGAGCACCTAATTGTGCACCAACTGAACCCAAACGTAAACTTGTCAAACCACTTAAGTTAAACGCGTTAGCATTAAGAGTAGCACTACCAGTTGCTTGATTAACTGCAAAATATTTACCTACACGAAAATTACCGTCTTGATCAGTGTTTACAAAGAATACACGTCCTGGAAATGTTTCAATAGTTTCTTTAGCTTGGTCAGCGGCTTGATTAGGCGTATTTGGATAATTAGTGGTAGTTATGCCGCCAGTACCAATAGACAAGAAATCGTGACCAGTTAACCTAACACGACTGTATTTATAACGTAAAGTTACCCCTGTACCTGTGGTAGAAAAACCTGGTTTTTGTTGTGCTAGTGTAACACTGACTACACTGGCTGTACTTGTCCAACTTCCAGATACACTTTGTATAACATAACTACTACTATCTCCAGTGATTGAAATACTAGCACCTGGAATTGGTAAACTAGTTAAGCCACTTAATACCAATAAAAAGTCTTTTTGACCACTTACTGAGCCTAGTGTAAAACTACCGCCACTAGTACTAGTAATTGTATTACCAGCAGTAAATGTACCAGTAATTGGACCAACATATATTTTTTGACTGCTAGTTTGTACGTTAGTAATTATAGCACTAGCACCACTACCGTTAGTTACTGTGTCTCCAACAACTAGGTTACCAGTAAAAGTAGTAAAATTTAACTGGCTGCCGTAAATTTGACCAGTGCCTGCAGTTTCTGTAATATCAAAACCTTGAGAAACAACACCATAAGTACCATAACTATTGTTACCATTTAGTGCACGAATCTGTCCACCTCCTGTGGTTGCATAACCAAAATATGCGTAATAAGTAAAGCATGATACAATTTCAGCTTTACCATTATCTTTACACCAGTAACCTACACCGTTGTCTAAAATACAAGTGTAGCCGTGAAACAACATTGACTTATTACCACTTGCATGTACGCTACCGTCAACTAAAGCACCAATTGCACCGCTACCAATAGCTGCACATTCTAAAACATAAGGCGATTTAGTGGTAACTGGGCTAGCACTATTTAAACGAACAAATACGCCTTTAATTGTACTACTAGTAATATCACTTGCAGTACCGCCAGGTGTCCAACCAGTCATACCTTGAAATGTCATTTTATTGAGGATAGAACCATCGCTCATTAAAAACATTGTAGACTGTGCATTGGGTGTAGTACCATCATCGCTATTGCCAGACTTTGGCTGAACAATTACTGTGCGTTGATTATCACCAACAATTGCTACACCTTGTGGTACAGTAATTGGTAACTGTTCAGGATACGTACCAGTTTTAACAAAAATAGTACTTCCAGCAGATACTTGTTGGCAAGCATACTTAATAGTCAAAAATGGCTGATTAAGTGTAAATCCTGATCCAGCTACGTCAGTACCATGAGGCGCAACATAGTATACATTATTAGATGAAGTACTTTGAGCTAAAAATAAAGACCACTTACTGGTATTTGTAGGTACAGTACCTGCGGAAGCTACTGTATCATAATATTGGTATAAACTACCTTGATATCCTACAATACTACCTAGACCGTAGGTAGTAGCTGAACTATAAGTACCTTCCCAATTGGAACCTTTGGCCATTAAACCCCAAAAAGTAGTATTCGAAGTTAATGTACCAGTAGTTTTAGCAGTACTAATATAGCAGTAGGCGCTGCCTTTGTAGTTTACAACATCATTAAATTGATATTCTGTTGCAGCGCTCCAGTCGCCTTTGTATTGAAATCGAATCTTGCCTAAATCAAGAATTTGTGCCATTTATTTATACTCCATCAAAAGACGGCCTGTGCCGCTAATTGAAAATTTAATTGTATCAGAAGACCAGAAGTAGATTAAATAATCTGCTGCACTTGTCGCGTATTCGTCGGGGATTGATATTGGTATCCCGTCTGCACCATTTTGAAAATCAAAATATAACTGACCAGTAGGAGCATTCATTCTAAATCCATAAAAAGATTTGTCTGCATACTCATGTCCTAGCGTAACATTTTGTCCTGCGTAAATTCCGGCCACTATGAAACTCCTTCTAACACTGATAACGACACATCAAATGTAGCTGTGTCGGTTGAAAATATTGTTAAAGTATCTCCTACTTCCACAACTAATTTATTGCCTTTCATAAGATCTGTAAAAGCTCCTGCCTCAATGCGAGTAGCTTTTGCCAAAAATACGGAAGTTCCCCCAGATTTGTTTAATTTTAAAGTAACTGGCATAATAGAACCATATACATTGGTTACTATTAAACCGATTACTATGCTTTTTGTGCTAGGAGATAGCACGGTAACAGGACTAGTGCCTATGTTTGCATTAACATAACTTTTAAATATTGCTGCCATTTTTTATCCTAAAGCAATGGCCATAACGATTGCAGCATCTGTTGCCGCTTGCTCAACTGATGCAGAAAGACTAGTCCATGTAGGAGCTGCAGCAGAACCATTAGAAGTTAAAACTTGACCACTAGTGCCAAAGTCTGGAGTTTGTCCTACTCCTAAAGCTCTTGTTGGATTAACAGTAAGAGCTGTATTACCAGATGCTTGTAGTGCTAGTGTACCGGAACCGTCTGCGGTTACAACGTACCCACCTACTACTGCATCTGCATTAATTGTTGTTGCCATTGTTTACTCCGGTTGTGTTGGCCAAATAATATCCCAAGGAAATCCTTGTTGTGTAGGTACATCCCTCAACGCTTGGCAATAATCTTTCCAAGCTTGTGACGGTGTCATATCACTACGAAATCTCCAATCAGTTTTTGCTAACAAAGTATCTCTTGTAAAACGAGCATATTTAGCTTGCTCAATATCTTTAACAGTTTTAGTATCTGCACTCATATCTGCAACAGAGTATTTTGTATACCATTTACCTTCAATTAACTCAACGCCGTCATAAAAACTTATTTGATAACGCGTAAGTTCTACTTGTGAGCCTTCAAATACTACATCACCACCAAGTTCATTAATAATATTTTCGGTTAATTGTTGCGGTAATGAAGTGTTTGGAAATAATGTACGAAACTCATTTTCATACATTACTTGTTGTGTTTCTCTAATTCTAATTTGCATTTTGTTTGCCTTATGCTATTGCAAGGAACATATAACTTTGACCTGACTGATTTATTTCGCCATAATAACTTTCACTACCAAAACCAAATCCAATTGATTGAGGAGCAACCAAATCTAGTGTTGACTGTTGACCAATTGTGGAATTCAAATAAAGAAATGGATCTATACCAGAAACAATACCTCGCACACTATCAAACACTACCCAATTGGTACTATTAAGTGAAGTGCATTTAAGCATTACAAACCTAGCACCTCCTGTAAACCCACAATCAATTGTTTGTGGATTACTTGTACCTGTATATGTACCAACCTTTGAAACACCTGGACAAGTTGCAAATAAATAAGCAACATACTTTTCTCCAGTCATATTCCCCGCAAGTCCAAGATCACCACCAGCTTCAGTAACATAATATGGCTTAAATATAGTATTAGTAAAGAGGCTTCCACCCAGTAAATATGATGCAGCTCCTCCAGATCCAGTGCTATGTAAACCACTACTGCCAGTAGGATAAGGATGTGGTGTACCAAAAACTCTAGCAGTATTTCCAGCCCCTTTAACCTTTACCCACCAACCTGACCAAGTCGTGTCTCCGTCGCTTACACGACTACGGGCTTTAACAATAACTAATTCTGGAGGTATTCCCAAACTGTGATTTAAAGCATTTTCACTATTTCCGTTGCCTGTATAGGAAACTACATCAAAAAAACTAGGTGCCCGACGAAAATTCCAGTATACCATGGAAGTATTTGCCCATCCTGAGGATGTTTGAAACCCTGTGTTATTCCAAAATTGAGTAGCATTTGTTGATACTTCTGCAGCTGTTGAACTTGTAATTAAATGTTGTCCGCCTGTTGTTGATGTTGTAGATACACCCCGTAATCTATCAGCAACATAAGTACCAAGAGACGGAGACGATCCTGTGTATTTTGCTAATTGCATATCAACAGGAAAATTGGTTGTGTTTTGAGTACCTTGAGCATTGTTTGCTAAAATAGTACTAAACACACTTGTTCCCGCTGTAGGCGTTTTCATCGGTCCACGGCGGATGGCGATATAAATATACGAGTCTACACTATTTTGTTCTTTAACAGAAAATCCATTTTCGTATGGATAATCTGTTGTTTGAGTTGACTCACCTTCTAGATTATTTATATTTGGATACAAAACATTTTGATATGTTTGCGACCAACCACGCATAGTATCTAACATTCTCCAGTTTCCACTACTTGTAATTCTTTTAGTAATTACAAATTGGGGCTCATACCCAAGTTCAATTGTAGCATTGCCGCTTGCATTGGTGGTAAAAGTTCCACATGAAATAACATTGTCTGTATTAGTAATACCAAAACCTCCTGCGTTATGGGCAAAAAGGTAGGCTATGTAAGTGCCGCTAGAAACGTTAAGACTGCTACCAACAGTAAAGTATGTTGACGCTGGGTCAGCATTATTCCAATATGATGAACTTGTTTGAACTGCAGCAGTAGTATTTAAATTTAAAAACTTTGTTCCAGTTGTGCTTATATGATAAACAGCCCAATCATTAGTAGCATCTGTTCTTTTTACAATCATGCAACCTGGTGTGCTTCCAAGATTATGAACAATTGTTCTGCCCGCTGACCCATCTCCTGTATACGTTACAACATCAAAGAATTTTAATTGCTTGCGGAAAGTACATGAAACGTATCTTTCATAACCTGCAGTGCTGTCATTAACTATTGCGGCAGAACCCAGAGTAAATCCATTAGAATTAAATGCACTTACAGTGGATCCGTATGTTGTTTGTTCACCAATACTATTTGTGAACAATACTTGATTAGACCCTCTAGTAGTGTCTACAAGTGCATGTCCATAGTAGTTGTTACGATTTTTTATCCAAACCAACCCACCACTACCAGATAAATCAATTCCGTTATTGATGTTCTGTGTAGCACCTGTTCCAGTGTAAATGTACGTTGAAAATACGTCTTCTATGTAGTTAGCAGTACCGCTAATACCAACTTGTGTTGTATTACTTGAAAACATTAACGTTCCTTATACACTGTAATTTTGGCCAGCATTTGAACCATACCAATTTGTGCCGTCGCTTGTAAATACAAATTTGTCTAATTTGTTTGCAGTAGGTGTTAAGCTTGGTGCAATGTTTCCTGGCCATTTTACTGATGACCACGTAACCGCATATCCACCAGTACCTGTTTTAAGTAGTACGGTAAAAGATTTACCTGCTTCTGGTGAAGGCATTTGAAATGTAATAACACCTGTTAAAGTAATAACTTGAACAGTACCATTACTTAAACTTAGAGTAAGTCCACCACTACCAGAATTAGTAGTATAAGCTGTTTCGGTATAATTGGTAATAGTTGGATTAGTTAGAGTAGTATTACTTGGTATACTAATACTTGTCCATGTAGGGAGATTACCTGATCCTGCTGATGTTAAAACTTGACCTGCGGTACCTGCTGAATTATTTAGTAATAAACCAATAGTAATGTTGGGGTTTTGAATAGTTGCGTTTCCGTGTAAAACTACATTTCCTACTCCTGTATAAGTACTAAACTCATTAATACTTGCACGCCAATCAGCAGCTGTTGTACCGCCTGTAGCAACACAAGTTACTGTTGCTGAAGTACCATAGGGTATAGTAATTAATAAGTTTCCGCCAGATGAATTAACTAATACACTTACAATGCTATCATTGCGTATGTTAAATGTCCACCCAACAGACAAGGTACTAGTAACTGGAAGCTGAACAGTGCTATTTGACAACCCTGTACCAGTAAATACTTGGTACATTGTACTTGTATTAGTTAGCGTTGTTGTAGTAGCCTGTCCGTTTCTAGTAGTATATCCCATAAAAGCAGGATTAACGGATGGGGTTGTCCATATAGGAGCTGCAGCACCTTGAGAAGTTAAAACCTGACCACTAGTTCCTACAGCTAACATAGCAGTAGTACCTGCTGCTGACTGGTATGGCACTGTCCCTATACTACCGCCAGCTACATTAGTAGCGGTTGTAGCACTAGTAGCACTAGTAGCACTACTTGCTGTTCCAACTGTTATTGTAGAAGGATTAGTCCATGTAGGAGCAGCAGCACCTGCAGAAACCAAAATTTGACCACTAGTTCCTACAGCTAACATAGCGGTAGTACCTACTGCTGACTGATAAGGCATTGTTCCTATACTACCGTTAGCTAAATTAGTAGCAGTTGTAGCATTAGTAGCGTTAGTAGCACTAGTAGCAGTTGTGGCACTAGTAGCAGTTGTGGCACTAGTAGCCGTAGTTGCTGTTGTAGCTGAGCCAACTGTTATTGCAGAAGCATTAGTCCATGTAGGGGCTGCAGCACCTGCAGAAACCAAAATTTGACCACTAGTTCCTACACCTAACATAGCAGTAGTACCCACAGCACTTTGATATGGTATTGTACCTAGACTGCCTCCAGCTACGTTAGTAGCAGTTGTAGCACTAGTAGCTGAAGTAGCACTAGTAGCTGAAGTTGCTGATCCTACTGCTAGTGCTGATTGACTAGTCCATGCAGGGGCTGTTCCAGTTCCTGCCGAAACTAAAACTTGGCCACTAGTACCGTATGCAGGAGTTGATCCCACGCCTATAGCACCAGCAGTATTTAGGGTTACCGCAGGAGTTGCTCCGTTTACTCGTAGTTGTAGAGTACCAGTAGTATCACCAGTGCTAACTAGCGCAGTGCCTGCTGTAGTTCCTGCTGCAATTATACTCATGTGATTTCCTTAAAGAATAACCCAACGTTGTCCGCTGGAAACAGATATTGAATTACCGTTTGTAACTGTAATTGGTCCAACTGAGAATCCATTTTGACCTGTGGGAATTGTATAACTCATATTTATTGTTGAATTGTTGATATAAATTCCGCCACCAGCTGCTGCAGTTGGAGCTGACCAACTAGCTGTTGTACCGTCTGTTGTTAAATATTTACCAGCATTACCAGTTTGTGAAGGTATTGATGTTACTGTTGCTGTTGATACAGCAGTTATTAAGCCTTTGGCGTTAACTGTTAACACAGGTACTGAGGTTGCAGAACCAAACGACCCTACATTCGAATTAACTGTTGCTAGTGTGGCATTTGTAATTGCTGTTCCAGTTGTGCCTGACATTGTCAAATCACCACCAGTTACAGAAATTGACCCACTTGGAATTGATACTGCTGACGTTGAAACCGCAGTAATCAAACCCTTGGCATTAACTGTTATAACAGGAATTGATGAGGCGGAACCAAACGATCCTACATTAGAGTTAACAGTTGCTAGTGTTGTTGCTACTGCACCTGCGGTTGTAGTAACATCACCAGTCAGTGCTGGCATACGTGCTGCAGCAACTGTACCTGAA